GGATAGGCTGAGACCTTGCGCTACCAGCAGCGCTTCCAAGAGCCCGATTCTGACCCTAGGGTCCTCAGTCATCCAATCAGTTTCACTTTCAGGTAGGGGTGTGTCGTCTATCTCCTTCATATTTGACCGAAAGAGGGTACTGCCTATAGTATTATGCCTGTTTTCTATTACAAACCTACCTTTCACCCTCAGTTAGGGTATTACGGAGAGACATACCTGTTCAAGCCCACCCCTAGCCCGCCTTATCTAGATAGCGGGGCTCCGGGGGGGCAGGCCCCCCCATCCCCGCGTCCAGATAGATTATAGGCGAGTTTCTTCACATGGGGGGTCATGGCGAAATCAGATTCGTTCTTCATACGCGCAACCCAGAACATACAAGACGACAACCTCTTCTACGAGGGAGAGATTGACCTCGGGGCCTATGTCGATGCACTCGGGAAGTCCGTCCTCCGCATTCACAACATCGCCGTGGCCTTCACGGACGAGGACGGCCGGAGCCCGGACCTCAAAGCCTCGGCCACTTCGAGCGCGCAGTTTCAACTGACTACTCAATCCAACGCCGACATCGTCCTAGGGACCAACAAGTCAGTCATAGCACAGGGCCAGATTAACGCCAACCGGGACGTAGCATCAGCCGGCGTAGCATCAGCGGTTAGTCACGACCTCGACAACCTCCCCCAACTTTGGACCAACGGCTATCTAGTCGCAGTCGATTCAATCTATCTGGGTGGCGCTGCTCTGGACCAGTGGGACCAGGATGTCTACGTCACAGTCACTATGGAATGCACCGTTGAGACCATGTCACAGGCAAGCGCGATGGCATTGGCATTGAGCCAACAGTAGGTGGCCTAGGATGGTGCGCCGTTCTTCACTGCGGAGCCTCCATCTCTTAGCCGAGCAACTGTACGACATCCTAGAGGATGAGGACTTCTTCGAGGACTCTCCGCGACGCCGGCGACGTGGTCCCCCCCGGCGCAATCGAGGCTCCCGCCGACCTCGGGTGTCCCTCCCTAAGCCCAAGCGCAAGGTCTCAGCCTATCAGCGCGAGTTCGGCAGGCAACTCAAGAAACTCAAGAAGGCGCATCCGCGTACCCCGGTGACGAAACTGATGAAGCGCGCCCACGCTGCAACCAAGCGCGCACGGAGGGGGAAGTGATGGGCCGGGTCATGACCCTACGGGGGGAGTTCCTGACTTCCTTCGGCAAGGCGTCCACCTTCGGCTTGACCAATGGCAGACTCCTCTTCGAGTACGAGTCTCCAGACCGTACGCGCGGGTGGAAGGTACGCTACGCCGCTGTATGGTGTCAGCAAGCCACTCAGGGCACGTCTGGGGGCGATGCTAGGGCATTGTGGCAGGGATGCCTCTCTACGGACCAGATTGGGGCCGCTCAGGCTAAAGTCACTACTGGAGCCACTGCTCGACGCTATCAGTCTGCCATCGGGGCCGGTGATAACCGTACAATCGCGTGGTGGACTCAGGACATGCTGATTCGCGACACTGTCGACTCCGATTGGATAGCACCTCATGGAGCGACCCACAAGGCTGCAACGGAACTCATCTGCGACTTCGACCGCATCATCACCAACGAACTCTACATCATGACCTACGGCGCAACCGAGGGTGAGAACATCGTGGACCTCGTGGCGAACTACTACATCGAACTCGAGGAGGTCAAACTCACCCCCTCGGGCTCCGTCTTCCAGCAGTTGAAGGGCATCGGTCAGGAAGCGGACCACGAAGAGGGCGGGTTCCCGACCTCCTGACATATCCGTGCGAGGGCTATTTCTTCCCGATTGAGCGCAGCATCAGCCGGCATCGGGACCAAATTCTGCTCCGCGAGGGGGGGACTTGAGGCTCACTTTCGTGGTTCTTGTCGAGTAGAACCTGCAACGCAGCGATATTCTGGAGGAGTTGGTCGTAACTGGGCATGCCATCACCTCCGAAGGGCGTCCCGTAGTAGGCTACGATGGCGTCTGAGACCTTCCGGGACTTCCCCCCTAGCCTCCGGGGGTGCGTCATGTTATCGACGAGCCTAGCAGCCTCCATGGTCAGCCTGAAGGAGTGGGTCGCGCCTGCCTTCCTACGCTCCTTCATCAGAAGTCCTCCTTGAAGTAAAGCATGTTCCACTCGAGCACGGGCGCATCTCTCCCATACCGTCTGAATTCGGGCCAGACCGGGACGTATAGCCAGTTGCAGCCAGATGGTCGGCCGAACCGTTCAATGGGTAGCCAGTCGAAGACATCGTCCATCAGAACCATTCCGGGTCGTCGTTCTCGTCTTGGGGCGTTCGCTGGGTCTCGAGGTTGGCTACTCGCTGGTGTAGAGCGGCGAACTCATGCTCCAAAGAGGATAGGCTGAGACCTTGCGCTACCAGCAGCGCTTCCAAGAGCCCGATTCTGACCCTAGGGTCCTCAGTCATCCAATCAGTTTCACTTTCAGGTAGGGGTGTGTCGTCTATCTCCTTCATATTTGAC